TTTCAAGGTCGTGCGCTACACCTTGGGCGGTAATGGTCTTGCCGTCGTTGCCGATGATACGAGTGGCGACACGTAAGTTGCCCCACGCTCCTGCCACTATCTCTGCAAAACGCACACTGACACCCTCCACCGAACTGTTGTTGCCACGAGGAAGCGAATAGAAGCACTCCCCTGCCGTTTCGACATCCATCTGTCCGTAGGTACGAATTTTGTTTAACACTTGCGCTACATCGCGCGGATACTGTTTAGCGGTGGAGATTTGCACATCTACCTCCGCACGGTCGATTGCCTGAATGACATCAACCGACTTTACTTCGATGATTTCGTTTGCCATAATTGTTATTTAGGATTGTTATTTGTTTTCTTATATTACCTGTGCGTAGCACAATAGGTTTCTGCCTCGCTCTCAATTTCCTCTTGCGACTTAATTGACACTCCTCGTAGCCACTCATCAAGCCGTTTTCTATCGAAGAATACCTTGTGCCCACGTTTGAAATGCGGTATCTTCTTACTGCTTGTCAGTCGGTACAAATACGATTTGCTATACTTGGTATATGCTACCGCTTCGTCAAAATCCAAAGTGTCCTTATTAAATATCATTTGACGCTGCTCTTGCAGCATCTGTTCAATACTCGCAAGGCGATTGGCAATGGTTTCAAGGGTGATTTTCTGCTCGTCCATTATCATTCCTCCGTCAAAAGTTTTTCAAGGTCAGGCAGCCAACCTCGCTTGTTACACCTCTTGGCTATTATACCAACCGCACTTATATTAACAAGTGCACCTGCTTTCAATAGTATGAACTGTGTTAGCGACATAGGCATTTCGGGGTTATCCTCGCCCACAAGAATTATAAATGCAAACATTCCCCATACTGCCAGTACTATAAGCAATGACCATTGCCCGACTTGCTTCAATGTGATAGTCCGTTTCATAACTGACCTGCTCTTTTCAGACGACCCTCCACACGTTTGCGAATGCTGTAGATGGTACTGATAGTCGCCAAATGATACTTCTCGCATAGATACTCTGCGATGGCTACTTTACTCTTGTCGGGGTCGGCAGCCAACTGTTGATACTCGGTGTAGATTGCCAACTCTCTCTGTTCCTTTTCTTGCTGGAACTTGGTTTTGAACACTGTTTCCATTTTTTTGCTTTATTATTAGTTATTTTTTTATTTGCTATTTTCGCAAACTATTTGCACAATTAAAAACATTTGTGTAACTTTGCACGCAATTTCAATAAGCGAATAGCGATAGCGAAATTGCTGCGAAGTTGTTTCGTTTTAATTTCGCTGCAAAATTACGAATTTATTTCGTACCCACAAAATTTTTGAACAAGTTTTTTGTGAAAAAATAAAGACAAAAAGGATAAAATGCAGTAGATCAAACTAATATGGACGTAAAAAAAATAAGAGAGAAAATGGGCGTTACACAACTGCAACTCGCAGGTATGTGCGGTGTTACGCTCCGTACGGTTCAGAATTGGGAAACAGGTAAGCCACTTCCTGAACGCGCACAGAAACTATTAGAAGCAATCGCAAGTTCTAACGAAACCATTTCGTCTGGCAGTGCTGCTCAAAATGGTGTAAGTGTTGCAGCGGGTACGGGCAGTCAAGTAACGCTTAACCCTGATACACAACAATTTTTCTCCACGCTTGAAAGACAGCAGGATATTATGAGCCGCCAATTGGAAGAACTTGCGGAAATGCGGCGTTTGACACAAAAGAAAGACGAGCAGATAGATATGCTTCTCAAACTAATACAAGCCAGGCAATGAATACTCCCGAAAGCATAAAAATGGGGCGTAGTCGTATCCTCGCTTCTCGTGTGCTATTTCATACTCTCTCCTTATTAAATAAGCAGGATGGCGGTTCTATGTCATTTGGCGAGTTAAGGAAACTGTTACCCGACCTGTGCCATTTTGATGAGTGGGAACAATATATATATCCTAAAACAGGGCAGATTCGTTGGGTAGTTATGTTACAATACTATTCAGTTGACCTCGTTAAAGCAGGCTTGCTTTTGAAAGATAAAGGAGAGTGGCGCATCACAGACGAAGGGCGACAGGCTCTCACCAAATATACCGAACCGAACAAGTTATTCAAATATACCCACCGGCTATATGCGGAGTGGGTGAAGAATAACAAGGTAGCCAAAGACCCTTACAAAGACGAGGAGGCTGTAACTGATGATGTTCCTACTTCCGTTGTGTTGGAGAATATCAAGCAACAAGCCAATGACGACCTGCGAACCTATATAGAGCAACGCACTTGGTGGGAGTTTCAAGATATGGTAGCAGCATTGCTCCGTGCAATGGGCTACTATACTCCGTTCGTTGCGCCTAAAGGCAAAGATGGAGGTGTTGACGTAATAGCGTATTCCGACCCATTAGGTGCCACCAAGCCGATACTGAAAGTACAAGTCAAACATTACAGTGAAAACAACACCGTATCGGTAGATATAGTACATAAGATTTTGGGAGTAGCAAAAGGTGATACACCTATTATTGTCACATCGGGACGCTTCACAGAAGACGCACACACAACCGCAAGGCAGAATAACGTCCGCCTGATAGACGGTACGGAGTTTGTAGAACTATGGATAGAGTACTACAACAAAATGACCGAAGACGACAAGGCACTAATGCCCATCGAACCTGTCTATTTTGTCAAACGAGATTGACCCAATAGAACCCCTGACCGCCCCTAATGGCAGGAGAGTTATTTTTTGCAAATTTTGCGCTCCTTTGACGAAAATAGTTCGACTGGTAAATTCCCTACTGAATAAATTTCGTTGCGTTCTCGGCAAAGAGAGGGCATACTGAAAAAGCAAAAGCGGTTGCACAGTTATTATACTGCGTAACCGCTTTTATTATATAGCATACTTCCTTACTTGCCTTGCTTGTCGTCCGCAGGTATAATGTTCGGAATACGAGCCACTGCTGCTTGTTTGTTTTTGTCAAGTACCTTTGCGTATATCTGCGTGGTGCTGATATTGCGATGTCCGAGCAACTTGGAGGTTGTGTAAATATCTGTACCCAAGTCCAACATCATCGTCGCAAAGGTATGCCGACCGCAATGGAATGTGATGTCTTTGTTTATACCTGCACGCGCCACCCACAATTTGATTGTATTATTTGTGCAGGACGGCGAATGTATCGCGCCAAACACTTTCTGTTCTGGTTTGCCTCGTTCTCCCATCAGTTCTGCTGCTTGCTGTGAGATGTCAAGGTACTCTAAACCACCTGTCTTTTTCTGCTTGAAAATGATACGCGTGTATTCGCCTTGCTGATAGACCTCGCTCCAAGTTAGTTTGAGAATGTCGCTCCGTCGCAGACCCGTTAGACACGAGAACAAGAAAGCACGCTTTATTTCAGGATAATCGCACTCGGTTTCTGCAAGGCGTTTTACCTCATCAATGGTCAGGTACATTCGCGTTCCCTCTTCTGCTTTGAAGCCCTCAATACCCCGTAGTGGGTTGGTTGGTATGATATGCTCCTCAAACGCTTGATTGATACACGCCCGTAGTTTATTGAAATAACTGACCTTGCTGTTGCGTGACAGTCCTTTCTCTTTGAGCCGTGTCCTTTCATCGTGCTGCCAAGCAATAGCGTCATATTCCAAATAATCTTTGAAACCCTGTACCCATTCGGATGTGATGTCAGCAAAGGTGATGTCCTCACGTGGTTCATATTTTTTCAAATGATGTAGGCACGAATACCAATTGCCCCAGTTACCACGGCTTTCGTTACCGAGTCGTTTTTCGCACATAGCGCGGTAGTAGTCGAAAAAACGTGTGCGAGTAGCGAAATCGCCCTCGAAGCCGAACTTGCCGTTCTTCAAGTCCACAATACGCTTGGCTCGTATGGCTTCCGCCAGTCGCATTGTTTCGATGTTCTTCTCTTTGTCTCTGCGTGTCTTTTCCGGCACAAGGTATAGTTTCAACCATTCGTAGGTTCGTTTACCATCAATGTAGATGTCAAGATATAGCGACACCGTTCCTGTTGTGTTCGGTCTTTTACGCAACTTTATAGGCTCTTTGTTCATTGTTTACCTCCTTACTGTCTGCAGTCTGCGAGTAACAAGATTTTGTTACTCGTCTTGTTTCGAGTCACAAAATTACAACAAAAAATGTAAACTACAAAGCAATTAAAGGAAAATAGTAGCGATTAAATGTTTTTCTACAAACCCTGCAACCTCCATAGTATATTTGTGTTAGGTTGCTATTATTTTACTCTGACTGACTTTCTGAAAAAACACCTTATTTTCCGATACAGAAACGGGAGAAGATGTTGTGGAGGACTTCGGAGGATGTTATTTGTCCTGTTATCTCGCCGAGAGCGGTGAGG